AATCCTCAAGCAGTAATTGAACCAAGATTTATTGACAAAATTACATATAACTTCAAACCTTTTTCTAAAGTATTTATTGGTAATAGGTCACAATATGCAGCAAGAGCTTTAGCTTCTCCAAATAGTCAAATACCTCAATATATTCAAGGAAAATTAAAACCACTTATAGATAGCATATTTACTGAAAAACCAAAACTAGGTATTGCTGCCTTTGGTACTGGAGTCAGAGGTAAATCTGGTAATGTTAGATTTCAAGGAGGTGGTATTGGTTCATTTAGTGATCCTAGTTCAGTATTTGTTGATTACGAAAATTTATGACTTTAGTTAACACAAGAGCAGCTTTTGAAAAAGCAGTAACAGATGCAGTTGCAGCAGTAGATGCTACTGTCGAAATGGTTTATGACAATATGGTGTATAAAACACCAGGTAAGACTAAAAAATATATTCTTATGTCTGTTGATTTTGCACAGGCAACAACACAGACTCAAGGTGCATCACAGGATTTTTATTCTGGTGTTATTCAATGTAATATCTATGTTCCGAGAGGAAAAGGCACTGCAACTTTATCTGCATTAGGAGAAGCTGTTATTAATGGGCTTACTTCTGTTAATGCTTCTGATTATACAGATACTTTCAGTTGTGATCCTAGAGTATTGGATATTGTTGGTCCTGCTCCTATCGAATTAGATGACTCTTCACATTTTCTTGGCTTAATATCTTGCCAATTTACCGCTAACGCTTAGTATACTAAAGTAAGTATATTAATTTTATGACTAGAGCAGTTGATTTGTTAAAAAACAAGTTTGGAGTTTCACAACTTTACAAGCATGATATAAAACAAAATGATGAGATTATTCTTAGTATCTATTGGCATCCTTTAACTATTGCTGAAAGAGAATCTATAGTTAAAAAAAGTGGTTCTGATGAGTTAAATGATTATGCATTGTTAATGATGATAGAGAAAGCATTAGATAAAGATGGTAATAAATTATTTCAAGATGGAGATAAACCTTCTCTAAGAAGAGAAATTCAATCATCTGTTCTTGAGGAAATACAAATGGCAATGGTTAATTCTGGTGCTGATAAGGAGGTTAAAGAGGCTAAAGCCGATTTGAAAAGCTAATAAGGATTGGCAGTTTTTATTTTCTTTAGCAAAGACATTACATAAAACTGTAGCTGAGTTATGTGATACTTTGACTATTGAAGAAATGATAGGTTGGGCTGCTTATAATGAACTTGAACATGAAGAATATAATAAACAAAAAGAACAAGCACAAAGAGCTAGTGCTTTACGAGGTAAAAAGAGGTAATATAGAGAAAATGTTTTGATTTTTATAGCAAGTGGCTAATTATAATGTTGATATTAGTATTGCCATAAGAAATACTGAGAAATTAACTGCTTTTAATAAACAATTAGATAATTCAGCAAAAAGAGCAAAAGAACTTAATCAAGGTTTATCAGAGATAACTAGAACTGCAGATAGTAATTTTGCAAGTTTTAATAATTTATCTAAAGCTTTAAGAGAAGCTCAAAAAGCATTTAATGACAGTGTTTTAGGAACAAAAGCTAGTGTTTTGGCTGCTAGAGATTTAGCTACAGCAGAAAGAATGGTTAATAAAGAGCTTAAAGAAAGAACAGCTTTAATGAGTAAATTTAGATTTCAAGGTGGTGGAAGTGGATTTAAAAGTTTTAGTCAATCAGCAAGTCAAATAAAATCTCCAAATGTTTTAACTACTGCACAACAGAAATCTATAAATAGACATAATAAAAAATTTGGTATACTTCCATCTGTTTTTGGACCTCAACAATTTATTGGTCCAATGCCTATGCAAGGTCCACTACCAATGCAAGGTCCTATGTTTGGCCCTATGCAAGGTCCAATGCCAATGCAAGGCCCATTGCAAATGATGACAGTAGATAATAACCCAAGAATTTTAAGAAATATTGCTGCTAGTCAAGCTGGAAGACAAGGAAGTAATTTTGGTTTTGGTTTAGCTGGAGATCCTATTGCTAAATCTATAAGACGAAATAGACAATTAAAATTCAAACATTTTTTACGAGAAAAAAAAGAAAATAAAGAAATTAGAGATCTTAAAGCACAGCAGTTAAAGCTTGAAAGAGCAAATAATAAAGCTGTAAAAGAACGTGTTAACACCACAAAAACATTAGCTAAAACTACTAAAGCTGTTGGCTCTGCTAGAACTCCTGGTGCTTCAAGAACAGGTGGAGGATTTTTCAGAGGAGGAGCTAGGGGTGCTTTGAGTAATGCGATGATTGGTGGTGGTTTTCCTCTGTTATTTGGTCAGGGTGCTCTAGGTGCTGCTGGTGGTGGTATTGGTGGTGCTCTCGGTGGAGCAATAGGTGGAGGATTTGGTTTTTCATTATCAATTATTGGAACTGCTATAGCTCAGAGAATACAAGAGGCTATTGATTTTAGAAAAGAAATTGAAAAAGTAAATACAGTTATTCAAGAAACTGGAGGTACTTCAAAAATTTCTGCTTATGATATTACTTCTTTATCAAAATCTTTAAAAATTACTAAAGAGGAAGCATTAGAAGCCGCGAATGCTTTTGCTGCTTTTGGTGCTCAATCTGCGTTGGCATTAGCAGAAACATTTAAAGATAGATCAACATTTGATTTATATGCAAATTTAAATAAAGATGCACAAACTTTTATAGGAACAGTTGAAACTTTATTTAAAAACAATGAATTAGGAATTAAGCAAGCAAAAGAAGCATTAGGAATATTAGATCAAAGAGGTTTAAAAGAAGCTTCTGTATTTATTGAATCTTTAAAATTTCAAAAATCAATTAAAAAAGAAATATCTGAACAGGTTCCTTTACAAAGGGATATTAACGCTGCTCAAGCTACTTATGAATCTTTCTTTGATAGAATGAGTGGTCGACCTTTACAAAATTATATGTTATTGAATGAAGAGAGAAAAAAAGAAATTCAAATGTTAATAACAGCAGAAGGACAGATGGAAGCAAGAGAGGGAACAGAAGAAGAACGATTTAATAAAAAAATGGCTAATGTTCGAGCAGAAATTGAGGCACAAAGAGAATTAACAAAAACAATAGAAAGACAATTGATTATTCAACAACCTAGAGATGAATTAGAAAGATTAATAGATCCATTAATTCAAGTTGATGCTTTGGGTAAAAGTATTGGAGCAAGTTTTTCTGAATCATTTAAAGGTATTGTTCGTGGCTCAATGACTGCTCAACAAGCACTAGCCAACTTATTTCAACGAACAGCAGATCATTTCTTGGATATGTCTGCACAAATCTTAGCAGCACAAATAAGATCAGGTATTTTTGGCATATTTAGTAGTTTTATAAAAAAACCAACACCGACTTTTAATAATCCCCCTCCAATGCAGTCTGGAGCTTACAACACTGGTATTCCTTACAAATTAGAAGAGGGTTCTTTTAATATTACCAAAAAAGCGATGGGTGGTCCTGTAAAAGGAGGCGGTAGTTATATGGTTGGTGAGAAAGGCCCAGAATTGTTTACACCAGGTGTATCCGGTAATATAACTCCAAACCATGCTCTTGGAGGTTCAACTAACGTGGTGGTCAACGTAGACGCCTCTGGGTCGTCTGTACAAGGTGATGACCAATCCGCAACAGCTTTAGGTGAACTTATAGGAGCAGCAGTGCAAGCTGAAATTATTAATCAAAAAATGGATGGAGGTTTATTAAGCTAATGGCTAGTTTTCCAATAACTGTTAATCCTACTTATGGATCAAGAAAAAATTCACAGCCAAATATTCGCATTGCACAGTTTGGTGATGGTTATCAACAGAGGTCTACTTTTGGTATAAACCAAAATTTAAAAATTTACCAATTTACTTGGCAAAATATAAGTGAAACAGATGCAGATGAAATAGAAACTTTTTTAGATGCCAGAGCAGGTGTAGAAAATTTTGATTACACTCCTGCTGGTGAAAGTGCCAGCAAGAAGATGATTTGTAGACAATGGAACAAAACTATACCTTACTTAAATAGAGCTACGATTACAGCAACATTTGAGGAGGTTGCCGAAGCATGATTTCCTTAGATGGAACTTTTGTAATTAACAGTTCCGCAACTGAACAATTAATAGTAAATATTACTAACCATCCTTTTAAAGATGGAGATGCTGTTAAATTTTCATCCACTGATTCACAATTAACACACTGGGGAGACAATTATATTGTTGTTGTACAAGACAGTAACACAATAAAATTTCAAGTACCAGAAGATGATCCAGCAGGTAATACAAGTAAGACAATAACAGAATTAAACGGTGAAACTGGTGATTGCACAATAACTTCATTATCAATACAGATTCCAGCTTCAAAAGCTGTAAGTCCAGAATTACAGTCACTTGAACCGTCTGCTGAAATAGAATTATTTAAATTAACATTTAACAAAAAAGTAAATGGGTTAACTGAAGATGATGCTGATGTTGTGTATTACTATCATGCAGGTACAAACGAAATTAAAACAAATATTCTTTTCAATGGACAATCATATACTCCGTTACCTGTAAAAGTAACAGGTTTCAACAAAACAACTAAAGGTACTTTACCAAGACCAAAATTTGAAATTGCAAATACTAATAGTGCTATTTCTGCATTGTTACTTTTATATAACCCCATACACGCTGAATTATTAAGAATAAAGACCTGTAAAAAGTTTTTAGATAAAGAAAATTTTATTAATTCAGGTAGTCATACAACAGCAGATCCTACTGCAATATTTGAAGCTGACGATAGATGGTACGTTGACAGGATAGTAAATGAAAATCCAGTAACAGTTGTTTTTGAATTGACAGGAAAAATTGATATGACAAATTTAAGATTACCTAAAAGAAGATTTAGAGAATCAAAGGTTAAGATTCAGTGAAAAAATTTTTAAACGATGCAAAACAACACGCAATAAAAAACGCACCAGAAGAATCTTGCGGTATTGTTGTTGATGATATTTATTATCCCTGCGATAATATCTCTGATACACCAAAAGATAATTTTGCAATACATCCAAAAGATTTCTTGAGAGCCAGATCAAAAGGAGTTTTTCAATATATCATCCATAGTCACCCAGAAGGAGGAGATGCAAGCGAACCAGATAAAAAGGCTTGCAAGGCAAGTAAAACACCTTGGTACGTTTACCTTATACCACAAGACGAATGGCAGATTATAAATCCTTAGTAGGTCGTCAATGGCTTTACGGAAAATTTGACTGTTATACTATCGTTAGAGATTACTATAAATTGTTAGGAATAATCATGCCAGATTATGAAAGGCCAAAAGATTTAATAACAAGTAAAAGTATTTTTTTAGATCAGGCAAAAAACTGTAATTTTAAACAAGTAAATTTTGAAGAGAGAAGTAAAGATGATGTTTTAATTATGAAATTAGGTACAAAAAATCCTATGCATGCAGCGATTTTTCTTGGCGATAATCGCATTTTGCATCAGAAATATGAATCTTTAAGTTGTACTGAAAACTATAGCGATTATTATAGAAGAAGTACAAAAGCAGTTTTTAGATATGGAAAATAAAGTTCTGCTTTTAGATGATTTAGGAAAAAAATATGGGGAAACTCATGTTTACCATAATTTAAAAACACCAGCAGAAGCTATAAAACTTCTATGTATAAATTATCCAGAATTTGCAAAAGATTTAGCAACTTCGCATGAACAAGGTATTTTTTATAAAGTTCAACAGGTAGATATTGATTTAGAATTATCAGATTTATTTTTACCATTAGGTTCACATGATTTAGTTGTTACTCCTGTCATTAGTGGTAGTGGTGATGTAGGTAAAATTTTGCTTGGTGTAGGTCTTATTTTTGCAACAGGAGGTTTTGGTTCATTTGGTACTCAATTTTTTGGAAAAACATTTGAAGAAGGAGCTAAAGCATTATTATTTACAAAGGCAGCAGCAAATTTTGGTGGTTTTTTGGTTTTAAGTGGTATTACAGGATTGATTACACCGCAACCAACACTTTCATTGATGGATACTGAAGGTGCTTTTACTAATTTTAATAGTGGGCCAGCTTCTTTAACAAAAGGTGCTGATGGTATGCAAACATTTGCATATACTGGTGCGACAAATTCATCTGGTTTAGGGAAAACAATTCCTGTTGCTTATGGAAAAGTTTTGGCTGGTAGTTTAGTAATTGGAGCTCAGATTGAACCTGATGGTGAAGATGACAAAAGCAAGAAAAATTTTTTTAGACAACCTGGACTTAGCACTTTTACTATAAATGGAGATAAACCAGAAAATAAGTTTCGAGATTGTGGTGGAATAGTTGCAAAATTCAAAAAACCTCCAAAACAAAAAAGTGTAAAAAAACAGGGGAAAAAAGGCAATTTATTATATGTAAAAAACAAGACTAAAAATTTAGATGTTAAAACTGAAAGTGAACAACATATAACAACAAGTGCTTTAGTTAAAGGAAGTTTAGCTTCTATAAAAGGTCAACAATTTACAAACGAAGGATTTGGAACCAAACTATTTTGCATTGCTTTTTCTATAAAAGGTCTTATTAATCAAATTGGTGATGAAAATTCTACAAAAATTGATGGTTTTATAACTTTTCAAGTAATTATTAAAGAACAAACTCAGAACAATGTAGTAGGTAAACATCAAATGACAATACAAGGTCTTATGACAAAATCTAATTCAAATAAAAGATTATTTATTGTAAAACTTCCTTATTCTCATGTATCAGGTAAAGATCGTTATCGAGTGTTCATTAAAATAATTGACAAGTCAATAATTGATGATGACTGTACATTTAAAGTTGAACAACTTGGATATAGGTTAAGATAAAGTATGCCTTTAAGATCAACCTCAACTATAAAAATTTTAGACCTTTTATGTGAAGGTCCTATTGAAGGTTTTGCAGATTCACTGAATAAAGATAATTTATCTAATTCTGTTTTATTAAACGACCAACCTGCCAAATTTTCTGGACAATCAAATTTTAACAAAGAAGATGTAGATGTCTTTTTAAGAACTGGTTCTGAGAATCAAGATGTTTTGGATGATTTTCAAGAAGCCAGAAAAACTGAAATTATAAGTATTGATGAAGAAGTTGGTACAAATTATTCAGAAAAATTAACTCTTAACAATACGGTTCAAGAAAAAGGGGGAAGAGATTATGGCGGTGGTCAAATTGTAAAAAAGATAACTGATGCTGATGCGAAAAACTTACAAATAATATTTACAATTCCAGCTTTATTTTGTCAGGCTGTAGAAGGTATTGCAAGGGGTCAATTATTTTCAGCAACAATAACAATAGGAGTTTTTATAAAATCTAAGGTTAAAGGTTTTAAAAAGAAACCTGATTTTAAAAAAACAATAAAAGGCATTTCAACATCAAATTATCAATTTAAAACTTCAAATATTGAATTAGATGGTCATCCACCTTATGTAATAAAAATAAAAAAAATTACAGATAAAGAACAAGATTATGAAATTAGAAAAGGCGATTTTAAAACATTACCAGAAAATACACCGTTAGAAGGAAAAAGAGCAAACAGATTAATTTGTACTTCTTTTTTATTAAAAACTCCATCACCAGAAAATTTCAAAAATACAGCTTGTGTAGGATTAAGGTTTACCAGCGAAGCATTTCCACAGTTACCAAGAAGAAGTTATTTAATAAAGGGAAAAAAAGTAAGAATATTTTCAAACGCAAATGTGGAAGATGATGGCAGATTAACATTTCCAGAGGATACTGAATTTGATGGTAATTTTAAACAAAGTGAAGATGATGATGGAAATCTAGTTGATCTTCTTGTATGGACTACTTGCCCTGTATGTATTTTTCTAGATATGTTGACTAATACAACCTATGGTGCTGGAGATTTTGTAAGCATAGATAATATTAGCCTAGTTGATTTATATCCTATTGCCAAATACTGCAATGAATTAGTAAAAACACCAGATGGTGAAGAACCAAGATTTGCTGTTAATACTGTTATAGGAGATCAAGTTTCTGCTTACAAATTACTGCAATATCTTGCAAGTACATTTAGAGGTATAACTTATTGGGCATCAAATACAGTTAATGTAGGAGCAGATCATGGAAATTTAGGTGGGCCAAATGCACCTGATATTGACCCTGTTCATATTTATAACAATTCAAATGTTATAGACGGAGTATTTTCATATTCTGGAACGTCAGTAAAAACTAGATCAACAATAATCAGAGTAAATTATAACGATCCAGATAATAAGTATAAAGTTGACCAAATTGTAGTTAAAGATCAATCTTTAATTGATAAATTTGGAGTGCAGGAAAAAGAGATAGTTGCCTTTGGTTGTACCTCTAAACATCAAGCAAAAAGAATGGGTCAATATATGTTAAAAACTGAAGAATTAGATGCTGAAATTGTTACTTTCAGCACTGGTTTAGATGGTCTTTTTGTTTTACCTAGTCAAGTATTTGCAATTGCTGATCTTATGAGAGCAGGTCAGAGAACAGGTGGAAGAGTCAGTAGTGCGACAACAACTGTAATAACAACAGATCAAACTGTAGCATTACCAGCAGGGGATAATAAAAAATTAAGTTGTATTTTATCTGACGGAACTTTAGAAACAAAAGATATATCTAGCAGCTCTGGTACGACTATTACTGTTTCATCAGCATTTACTTCCGCACCTTTAGCTCAATCAGTCTATGTAATATCAACTGATAATGTACAAAAGCAAAAATTTAGATGTATTGATATTAAAGATAATAATAATGGAACTTATACAATCACAGGAGTACAGCATAATGACAGTATTTATGATGCTGCTGACGATACAACAGGAAAACCAACTGATTTAGAGGTAGATAACAGATCAATAACTACTTTTGACGAGACCCCACAAAAACCTGTTGATGGAGTTGTGACTTTTTTAGACGTAAAAATTAATAATAATACTGTTACTAGAGGTTTATTTCAGTGGAGTCGTGGAACAAATGCTCAAGTTGTTAAATTTAATTTAGAATTTTCAGTAAACGACGATGTAAAAACTATTTTGACAGATTATACTGCAACCACTTTTGAGTATGACGGTTTAGAAGAAGGTCAAACTGCAAAGTTAACCGTAGCTTCTGTTGGCTATGATCCAACAAAAGTTTCTGACCCTCTTGAGATAGAGAAAGTGGTCACGGCTTCAGCAACTAACAGTTCTACTGGTTCAGTTGATATTACTGCTGATGTTCCACCAGATCCAGAATAATCATGCCAACAATACAGGCCACTACAAAAAATGAAGTAATTTTTAAATGGAAAATTCCTGATGACTTTACTGGAAATAGAAATGAATTAGTTGCTATTGTTAGACATTCACAACTAACAGATGGAACTGCGATTTGGCCTGAAACTACATTTTTAAGAGAAGTACAAGCAAATACTGATTATGTAATACTGCCTTTAATGAATGGCACATATTTAGTTAAATTTAAAAATACAAATAATGTAAAGTCTGTTAATGCTGGAAGTGCAATTATAAATCTGCCAGATGATCTACCAAAATTATTACATTCTACTGTTAGAGAAGATACAACATCACCAGAATTTCAAGGCCAAAAAAATGATGTTTTTTATTCTTCGCAATATGATGCTTTAGTTTTAAATAATAAAGATTTAATCGATGATAAGGAAGATTTCGAACAGGGTTATTTAGGTAGTATTGATTTTGGTGGAGAATTATTCAAAAGTGGAACTTATTTTTTTAAAGATAAAATTGATCTTGGTGGGATATTTACTGTTGAATTAAAAAGAATTTTAAAGACTAGAGGTTTATATCCAAACGATACGATAGATTTACATTTTGCAAATATAGATACTTGGACAGATTTTGATGGTGCTTTACCTGATGAGACAAATTGTGTGATCTCATTTAGAAAAAGTAATGACGCACCAAGCGATGATGAGATAGAAGATGAGAATAGTGAGTTTATTCTACTTGAAGATGGAAATAAATTTTCTCAGGAGGATTCTCAGAGTTATGACGAGTTTGTACCACTTGAGAACGGACGCTTTACAGGTAGAGTTTTTCAATTTAAGGCAGATTTAACAACAAACTTTACAGATCAAACACCTTTGGTAGATCAATTAGGTTTTGAAATGCAATTTGAAAATAGAACTGAGAGTGATTCTACAACTAGCGGTGCTGGTGCAAAAGTGATAACTTTTAACAAAGCCTTTTATCAAACACCTAAAATTGGTATAACTGCTAGTAATATGGCTACAGGTGACTATTATGTAATTAGTAGTGAAAGTCGTACAGGCTTTACCATTACTTTTTTCAATAGTTCAAATGCAGCTATTGACCGCACATTTTCATATCATGCAAATGGTTTTGGTGCGGAAGGTGCTTAAACTCTCAAACCCATTGGTATAACTGACTTATGGCAACACATGATTATAATTTGGCGAACCAGTCTGGGGCCAGTTTTAGATCAGATTTAAATGACGCTTTACAGGCAATATTGACAAACAACAGTAGTGCATCTGCTCCCAGCACGACTGCTGCTTATATGTTTTGGGCTGATACTAATACAGGAATTTTAAAAATAAGAAATAGTGCCAATGATGCGTGGGTAGAATTATTACAACTTGATGGTACGTTAACACTTGAAGATGGTTCTGCCAGTGCTGTTGCTCTTGGGTTTAGAGATGAATTAAATACAGGTATTTTTAGTTCTGGTGCAAGTAATTTTGATGTTTCAATAGCTGGTACAACAAGATTAA